TTATATCACACATTAATCAGAAAGGAGCCAATATGGCTGAAGAAATTACAAAAAAATTACCTCCAAAAATATCGCTTAAGGCTGCACGAGTTAACGCTGGTTACTCTGCCAAAGAAGTTGGAGAAATCATCGGTAAAAACTACCAGACTATTTTGAAATATGAGCAAGATAGTTCAAATATTCCTCTAGATTTAGGAAAGCAACTTTCAAAAATTTATGAGTATCCATTCAATTATATTTTTTTAGGCAAAAAAATCGTTTTAAAACAATATAAAGAAATTAGTTAAACAGAAAGGAAAACAAAATGCCATACGCAAAAGTAACATATATTCCCGTTGACGATCCAGACAAGGCTACTCATGGAGATTATAAGCATCTCATGCAACGATGGGAAGGATTGTCTAAACCTACTGCTAAGAAATGGGCATCAGAAATGAGAGATAATCCAATGTTCAGCAATTACGTGCTTAATCCTGAATGGAAAACAGTAATGATTGATTACGACGGGTTCAAAAAATTCGTGGAGTGGAAATCTCAAAATTTATATAAGAAAAAAGGAAAAATAAAATGAACAAAGATTTTGAAGGAATTATTTTTTATAAAAATAATGGAATCAGAGTTCCTGTTTTATGCAGTTATGCTTCTCATTTACAAGATCTGCTGTTCTTGAGTAAGGAGCACATGTCAAAAATAAAAAAAGACTTCCCTAAAATTAAAGGGAAGCTATATATTGAAGTATATGGAATGGGTGTATACCTACTGCAAACTGAGTTTCTCTTTTCCGACTTGAATAGCGTAAGCAGCTAGTGTGGAAAGTGCAAACGAACCGATTTAGCGAGCGCAAAAATACGCTAGTGGCTTAAAGCAAAAATGCTCACAGTGAACAATGAAAGGAAAAATAAAATGAACGAACAAATGATAATTTCACTTTTGATGGACATACAAAAAGAACTGCATACTATCGCAACTAGCATGCAGGAAAATAAAAGAGTAGAAACTTTTGATGAGTTTGAGGAAATATTTTTGGATTCGCTTAGTCCAGGGGCTTTAAATAAAATAACTAATCCTAGACTAGTTGAAAAAATTAATATTCGTGCTCACCGTTAAGAATGTAGAAAGGAAAAATAAAATGACACCACAAGATTTTAATTTTGACAACACAGGTTACACTATCACAACGGTAAAGGAACTACCAAATGGACATGTCGTTATTGAACACAGACCAAAAACAGGCAAAGAATTGCTTGCAGATTGGAACTTTTGAACAAAAAAAGCCCTGATGGGACAGGGCTGAGTAGATCACTTCTACTCTAATTATACCACATTGGAGCTAAAAATGGAAAATACAATATTTAAATTAACATCAGATTATGAGTATTTGCAAGATATGATGCTGTCAGACCCTGAGAATGACAACTTTGAGATGATTGAGGATACCTTAGAATCAATTGGAGATGCTTTTGAAATCAAAGCTGAAAACGCTGGGTTTGTAATTAAAAACTTAACAGCACAAGCGCAAGCAAAAAGAGACGTAGCAAAGCAATTAACTGCTGAAGCACAACTCATTGAAAAACGTGCATATCGGCTGCAAAAATCAATCGAAAATGGCATGAAAATTATGGGACTTAAAAAGTTATCTGGAGTAGTAAACACCTACAAATTCAGACCATCAAAGAGAGTTGTCGTTGACAAAATCGAAGATGTTCCTGATGAACTCTGCGCAATTGAAGTTAAGCCAAATTTGAACAAGATTAAAAAATTAATGGATGAAGAAGGAACTGAAGAATTTGACTATGCACACATTGAACACGCGGACAGTTTCAATTTACAAGGTGTCAAATTCCCTGAAAGCGTGAAGAAATGAAAATTACAAAAGCGAGTGAGTTAAAACGTACAGAAAACTGGCGAATCTTAATTTACGGAAAAGCAGGACTTGGTAAAACTTCGCAAATAAAATATTTAAAAGGAAATACCATCGTATTATCATTAGATAACTCTCACAAGGTTCTGGAAGGAATCCCAAATGTTGATGTAAGAACCATTGATGATGAAGGAAGAATATCATTTGATAGGGAGCATCCATCTGAAGATATTTCCCTATTCTTGAAAGAAATTGATGAATACTTGGATCAATACGATAATTTAGTTATTGACAATATTTCAAGCTTACAGTCAGATTGGCTTGTTGAGCAGGGAAGAAAATCCAAAAACGGTATTAGTAACGAGTTGCAACACTATTCCCAATGGACTAACTACTTTTTAAGAATACTTACAGCGATTTATAGCAAGCCAGTAAACATATATTTGACTGCCTGGGAATATACGCATGACTTGAATTTAGAAACAGGTCAGATAATTACTCAATATGTACCGCAAATCAGAACTTCTGTTTTAAATCAATTGCTTGGGCTGACAGATTTAGTAGGCCGAATCATTGTAAATTCGAAAACAGGTTCACGAGGTTTGATTCTTGAGGGAAGTGAAGGTACTTATGCCAAAAATCGACTAGATGATAGAACAGCTTGTAAGATTGAAGATTTATTTAATTTCGAAGGGAGTAATGGATAAGTGGAGATTTGGAAAGATGTAAGTGGATACGAGGGAAAATATTTAATTAGCAACAACGGAAAAGTTAGGAGGGTAGATAGCGGTAAATTAAAAAAACCAACTCCTGATAAGGATGGATATTTAAGAGTTGACTTGTATAAGGATGGTGTAAGAAAAAAAATCGGCATCCATCAATTAGTCGCAAACGAATTTGTTAAAAAGCACTCAGAAAATTTAGTTATTAATCATATAGACGAAAATAAAACAAATAATATTTATTCTAATTTAGAGTGGGTATCTGTTAAGGATAATACAAATCATGGGACGGCAATTATCAGACGAGCCATGACGCAAGGAAAAAAAGTTAGGCAGTTTCTAGAAAATGGTGAATTCGTCAATGAATTCTATTCAACTGGAGAGGCCGAGAGACAAACGGGTATTGATCATTCGTATATTTCTATGTGTGCCAATGGAAAAGTCAGAACAGCTAAAGGGTTTATTTGGAAATATGTTTAAACTATATCAGTACCAAAAAGAGCTAATCAAAAAGGCACAAAATGAGTTTATGAAAGGCAATAAAAATATCATGTTACTTTCTCCACCCGGAAGTGGGAAAACAGTTATTATGTCTGAAATGGTAAAAAATGCTTCTAATAAACAAAATGGTTTTGTTCTTGTGATGGTACATAGAAAAGAACTTGTTGACCAAATTATTAACTCTTTCAAATTTCACGAAGTAAACATGGAAAATGTTCTAGTTGGTACGGTTGTCAAAATAAAAAATAGATTGCCAAGTATAAAAAAACCAACATTGATTATTACGGACGAAACCCATCATTCGTTAGCTAGTACATATAAAGTAATTTACGACTATTTTAAAGATGTACCTAAAGTAGGATACACCGGAACGGCTTGGAGAATGTCTGGGGAAGGATTCACGGACACTTATGATGTGATGATTGAAGGCAAAACAGTAGAATGGCTGATTAGTAATAATAGGTTAGCACCCTATCAATACTTTAGCTTGCCATCTATTGATACTTCTAAGCTAAGAATAAAAAACGGAGAATACTCTAACCAGTCTATTGATGATGCTTTAGGTAAAGCGATTTTCGGAAATGTGGTTGAAGAATATATCACTCATGCTAACGGACAAAAAGCAATTCTTTATGCTCATTCTGTAGAAGCTTCTAAAAACTTTGCTAAGGAGTTTAAAGAGAAGGGAATAAAAGCGGTTCATGTTGATGCTAAAACGCCTAAGAACGAACGTGATAAGCTCATGCAAGACTTTAGAAGCGGAAATATAAAAATATTGTGCAATGTGGACCTCATATCCGAAGGCTTTGATGTTCCAGACTGCACCGTGACAATTCTATGTCGCCCAACTAAATCGCTTGTTTTGTTTTTGCAACAATCCATGAGATCCATGCGTTATCAGAAGGATAAGAAAGCTATCATCATTGATAATGTGATGAACTGGAGCACACACGGACTACCAGATACTCCGCATGACTGGAAAGAATATTTCAAAGGAGGATGGAAAAAGAAAGCACAAAAAAACACAGTACAAGCAAAGCAATGCCCTGAGTGCTCTGCCATGTGGCCCTTAAATCAAAAGACATGCGAATTATGTGGTTACGATTTCGCAATAGAAGAAAAACACGAAAAAATGAGAATTGAAGCTGAACTAGAAGAAATTAGAAAAGAGCAAGTGAAATTAAAAAGACTTTCTGAGAAAAAATTCGGATTGGACCTAAGCGAAAACTGGGAAATTGCGAGAGCAAGAGCAAAAATCAACAAAGGAAATCCACTCATGAAACTTTTATATTACTATGCTAAATCTGATAGAGTTAGTGCTTCAATAGAGGAAATATCAAACGTAACTGGAAAAAACAGTTACCAAATCAAGCTTGCCACCGAGTGGCTAGAATCGAAAGGAATTTAATTAATTATGAGTTTTACAACAGATTTTTCACAAGTACAAGAACATCCAGAATTCAAAGCACAACCATACGAAATGATTGTCTACGACGCAAGAGAAGAAACGAATAAAAACGGTAAGACGTGTGTACTCATTGATTACGTTGTCCGTAATGACGTACGCCAAGAAATGCAAAACATGCACCTTTGGAGCCGCCAATATAAGATGTCTGATAATAAATACCACAACGGTATCCTCATGGGTAAAGCGAAAGCATTAGGAATTCAAGAAGGAAGACAGTACGCTGACTTTGATGCTTTCTTAAAAGATTTCGTTAATAAGACAGCAAAAGTTACTGTTAAATTAGGAGATTTTGGACCCGAAGCACGCTTTGTTAATCCGTCTGCACTTCCTGAATGCCACCACGTATGGAAAGAAAAATTAGAATCAGCAAAAGCAGATGAAATTGAAAAAGATGACCTACCATTCTAATAAATTACAGGAGAAAAAATGACAACAAATGAAATTGTAGAAGCACTGTCAAAACTTACAACTGGTACAGACTGGGGATCGTTTGATTTCGGCGAATCTGTGATGAAAGCAGAGCTAAGAAAGCAGCTATTTAAAATTAAAGTCATTGACGACAAAGGTCAAGTAAATTATTTTACTGAATCCAAGCGAGTTGAGGACGAAGATATTATGTATATCACGACTAACGGTCGTAAAACATATCGGTTTATTTATGGGGAAGTTAAACTCACGACTGGTGAGGACCCGCACATTTATTACAAAGTTGAAAGTACATTTCCAGCATTTGCAAAGCTAGTGGTTGACTACCTTATTGGAAGTTACACATTTTCAGAAGGTCAACTTTACGATGTTAGGTTTAAACAGTTCAGAATGATTGACGAGTTTACCATTCAAGCGAAATATGGGTTCAAAGAATCAAGCCACATCTTAGAAATTTTACTGGGAATTCATAACGTCTTAAATATTAAACCAATTAACTTCATTGAGCAGTTTAAAATCGCTGGATCTGACTTCATTATTGATTTGGAAACAAATGAGCTACTAGAAGAATACCCTAAGCAGAACGTTTCATATTTCAAGTTCTACAAAGTACCGCTTGAAGTTGCTCTTGACAGCAAAGCTATTGCAGAAGAATTCTTAAAAACAGTAATCGCTGATGATAATAGTTTTAACAATGCCACGCTCCAAGCCTATTATATCGCTCAAGTCGCTTGTGGCATCCGTCCCAAAACTAACTTCTTTATTTCCAAGTCTGGGGTTCGAACGGGGAAGGGGCTGAGACATATTGCCCTAAGTGGTCTATTTAAAAAAATAGATGTGGAACTAGACACATTAAAAACGAATGGATTTGAAGCACTGCAAGCATGGTCCATGTTCTCTGGTGGAGAGATGGCACTTGCAACAGAGCAAGGAGACATTCAAGGAAATTCAACCGAGCGAATTTTAAAAATTATTGCAACTGAAAAATCACACGTTGCACGCGCAATCGGTCAAAACCAGTCATTTGTTAATTTGTCAAGCGTGTTATGCGTTGATACAAATAGGACTGTTGCGTTATCTGATGAAATGGATGGACGTAAAGTATTAATTCAATTCAAGGACAGACCTAAAGATGAAACAGACATTGAACGTGAGAAATTTTTCAGAAAATATTGGCAAGCATTCACTGATAGAAATAAAAATCCTGATATTTACGGTTGCATCGGTTTCTTACTTAACTCATTAGATTATTTTAATGAAATCGGTCAAGAGTACTACTGGAAGAATGTTGAAGTATTTAATGATATTGACTTGGATGATGCACAGGTCGCATTGATTAATTCTTTGCTAAAAGTTGATTATATTGTTCGTGATGGTGTAGTTGCTGAATTGTTCAATCAAGTTTATGGAAAAAACAGAAGAGCAATAGGAAAGGCGCTTCAAGAAATTGGAGTTGAAAGTTTTGATAAATGGGTTGATGGAAACATGAAAACAGCTTACAGAATATCAAATAAAGATAGATTTAAAAGTTTTGATAAAAAGCATAGGTAAATTAGGGTAACACTATATTAATAAAATATTTATTACCCATGGTTCATAAATTAAGTAATATCAACTGTTTACAACAATAAAAATAACAAACTAGTTTAATAGTCTAATATGACTTAATGATTGTTAATTTATTTATATATATAAGTAAAGGGTATGGAGTACTTAAAATTAACTGAATTAACCTAAAACGCTGATATTACTTGGGTTTATTGACCTTATATTTAACCATTGAAAGGAATAAAAATGAAAAATGCAAAAATAATTTTATTTGATAAAGAAGAAACAATTTCTTATATCGGAGCTTACGAAGATGAAATGTCAAAGTATGGAACAGGAGAAGTAGATTTTTTAAGGGATATTGAAAAAAACCTTGAAATTGAAATTTTAGATGTTGAAGTAGTTGATATTTTTGGCAAAGAGTATTTAAAAATTTACTACTATGACTAAAACAGCACATTCATTTCTTGACAAAGGGTATCAAGTCATACCGTTAAGCAGAAAAACGAATACACCAGTCACTAAATTCAAAGACATTCAGATCACGCATGAATTAATTGACACGATTAATTGGACTAACTGTGATTATGCGTTATTAATGCGAGGAATATGGTGCATTGACATTGACACGCATAACCTGACAGATGAGTTAGCACAGCAGATTAAAAGCATGATAAAAATATTTGGTTCTGATTTGCTGTCAGTCTTGAAAGTTAATGGAGACTTAGACGGTTATTCTTCGATATTGAACAATGAGTTTAAAAGCGAGCTACTGGATAATTTCAAAAATACTTACATGGAACTGACGGCAAGCGGTGGAATGCATATCCTATTCCGAAAACAGGAAGGAATAGATTATTCGCAGAAAATTGGCGTTCTTGATGGAATGGACATAAAAGCAAACGAAAATAATTACGTGAAAATATTTCCATCCGTTGGACGTGAGGTCCTGCAATCTGTCAGTGAGTTATCTGTTTACCATGGTGAGTTTGAAAAAGAACTGTTCAAGCCAAGGCAGACAAGACAGACAGTAACGACTCAATATTTTTCAGATTATCTGCCAAGTGCCAAAGGGAATCACGCTGGTAAAGAAGCATTTGAACGAATTGCTACTGGTAGTAGTTCCAATAGAAATGATGACTTATTCAAAGCGGCATGTTGGGCGTTTGAAAATAATCAAGATGTATCTGAATTATATTCAATTGTTGGGACGATAAAAGGACGTGATGTTTTCACTCCTGAGGAATTTGAAAGAACGGTGGAGAGTGCAAGAAGAAAAGTCAACTTCGTCACTTACTGAACACGATATTCAGAACAATGTCAGAATGGCATTAGCTAAAGAAGGCATCATGTGCTTTCGTGTAAACGTTGGAAAAGTCAAACTGAGAGATGGACGATGGTTTGAAACTGGAGTTCCTAAAGGGTTCTGTGACTTGTTCGGGTTCAGAAAAGATGGTCAGATATTTTTCATAGAAGTGAAAAATAAAAACGGAAAGCCTAGATATGAGCAGGTTAAGTTTATTAATCTAGTGAAATCAAAAGGTGCATTAGCTGGAATAGCTAGAAGCGTTGAAGACGCAATGAAAATAATTAACGGATAAATAATAACTAGGGTTCTGCAGCAAGGAGATTAATACAGTCGGTAGAGTAATGAAGCCCTCTAGGAGGTATAGCACCGACAGCCCTATTAATATGCCAGAATAGCCCTAATTCATGAAAATTACGCTTACATAGAGCGTTTAGATACGATTAGGTAAACTTATACGTCAGACGTGTAAAACGTCTTAGAAAGGAAAATATGACGCCACAGAAATTCTATCAAGAGTTGGAAGATAGAGGGCTTAATTTAACGGAAATAAGCAAAATGTACCGAGACAGATATGGAGTAAGCTCAAATTTATATGCGTACAAAAGGCAGAATGGAATTCCATCAATTAAGTTTTTGAAAATAATTAGAGAATTAACTGATGATGACTTCATTTACGATTCTGCATTAGAAAAGTGCGAATATATGCTTGGCAAGAAGAATCTGCTTGACCTAGAGGACTTCTTGTACGAGCTGAAGCCGTCAAAATCGAAAATAATGGAAATTAGAATGCGAAGGAAAGCACAGAGGGAAATGTTATGAATGATAAGTTTGAAGCTGTTTTTAAAACACTATTGGAGGTAACGAAATGAACCCAGATAAAAGCAATTTAAGAGGTTTCAAAATTACAGATTTAGTAATTACTAAAACTGTTGTAGGTTTAGGAACTAAAGAGAGCATTTGTAGAAACGTTTATCAAATTTGGACTAAAGACAGCGAATTGATTGTAACAATTGATTACGAAGACAGCGGATATAGGGTTATTGAATCAATTTATAATGGAGGGCACGGAAAATGAGCAACGTAGTGAACAGTGATAGAGATAGAGCAAATAAAGTGCTGAATTACGGTTATAGCAAAGACCGTGACATTAAAGTGGATTATGACGATAAAGACATCGACTATTTCCACAACGAGTTTAAAAAGAAGCTGGAGGGGCTGAAATGAGAAGAGTAACAGGTATAGTGACGAACAGCCAAGCTTTTTATGATCATTATGATTTTGAATTTAATGATATTACCTACGTGTTTCCAACTTTTGGAGAGTATTTCGTAAAAGCTACGAGAAAGGATAATGGATTAGTTATTTGGATTAAATTTAGCTCTATTACCGCAATTTACGAAGATGGTGACAATGCGTGTGATGAAATAAAGTGCTATTCAGAAAATCAAATTAAAGAATATGCAGTAAATTTTGCATCGTTTCTGCTTAAAAAAATTAGTTTAACTGAATTGAGTGACTTAACGTTTGATAAAAATTATGAAGAATGTGCGAAAAATATGCTTGAAGAATATCAAAATACGAAAAACGAGGAAATGAAATGACGAACACCGTAAACCATCCCAAACATTACGCTTTCGGTGGAATTGAAACAATTGACTATCTGAAAGCAAAAATGACATCTGATGAATTTAAAGGATTCTTGAAAGGTAATGTAATGAAATACATGTCTCGTGAATCAGAGAAGAATGGGGTAGAGTATTTGAAAAAAGCCCTATGGTATTTAAATTATCTTGTGGAGGTAGAAGAATGAAAATTGAATTAGAAACAAGACCATGCTTAGTAACTTTTAGTAATAAAAAGCAGAGTAAGGGAACTTTTATGGGATTATTTCAACATTCGCATACTCATGGAGATTCATTAATAGCTGGTGGTTTTAAAGCAGGAACAGTCGCTTATCCTATTGCGGTTGTAGAAATCAATGGAAAAATGCAAGAAGTAAGAATTAGTCAGATTGAATTTCTTGATGTTGCGAAAAGTGAGGTCTCAGAATGACCGACAAACTAATATCGCTGGTCATCAAAGTGTGTGATTGGTGGGGAGGGATTGAATGACAATACTACTAGCGCTGTCAGTGCTGATGCTAGGCGTGAATATTTATGAGATTAGGAGAAGGAAATGAAAATATACATCGTAACACAGTCATGGGGGAGTTACTCGGACTACACAGAAGTAATTATTGGAGTTGTTTCAAGCATGGAAAAAGCTAAGGAATTGGCGATGAAAGCAAAACCTACTTATGACGTTGTTACAGTAGAAGTTAAGTGTTTTGAATTAGATGGTAAATGTCGTACCTTTTCAAAAGCAGAACGAGAGGCATATAAATTTACTGATTCTTTTGATTATGATGAAACGATTGTACTAAACATGATAGAGGAGGACAAATGAAAAATAAATTATATAATTATGTAAAAAATTTTGTAATAGCTATGTTTATGCTAATGCTAATGTATGTTGTTATTGATAAGTTTTTCGATATTTCAAGTGTCTATAAATGGATTACTGTATTAATTTTCTCAGCGATAATCGCTTGGAATTCGGAGGACAAATGAAAAAACTGTTTAAATCATTATTGAAAGCTATTGCAGTAGTGGCTGCTTTGTTTTCAGTTTCAGCAGTAGTTAATTTAGCTTATCATCACTATGGAGATATAGCTATACTAGTATTTATGGCTTTAGTATTAATTATATGGGCAACGGTTATGTTCTATTGTCTGGATTAAACGCAAAAAAACTACCACCATATAGGTAGTAGTTGCATGTCGTTTTAAACTAAACTTTCCAAATGTTTTACTGCATCTTCAATAGTATTACCATAACCATAAATTCCTGAGTTGTCGGCAAGATTTGCTCTAAAAATATTATTTGAAACATCAAGAGTTACGGTATATTGGAAAAATTTATTTTTGTTTGTGAATGTCATATTACATTCTCCTTTCTTCAAATTACGAAAGGCATAGCGAAATTCTATATTTTCAGTATATCACAAATAATTAGAAAACACAAAATGCCCGAACTGACCAGGTTCGAGCAAAAGGAAAGAACAATATTACGAAATTTTATTTTTGGTCAGTTATATTATATCACATATACTGAGCTAGGAACTCGCTAAACTCAACTGGAGGAGAAAGATGATAACAATAATTGTGCAGATAATGACATCTATTTCACTAATAATTTTATTAGCTCTTATAGTTTTTACGAATAACCGTCTGAATCAATTAGAAGTTAAGATTAAACGTTGTAGAGACTTATACAATGCGATAAATTTAGCACCACTTCATGTAAAAATTAATTATCTTGAAGGAAGCATCAAAGCTTTATATAAATACAAAGTATTGTTTAAGCGTGAAATTTTGTTCGGAATTGGGAAACTGGAAGAAGAATATTTCTTCACTAAAAAACAAGTGGATGAGTTCATTGATTCAAATGATATTACAGAAGTAGTAATTGTTAGATTAGATGATGAAAATGAAATAATTAAATAATAAAAAGCCCACTCCGATGGGCTTAGCAAACTATTAATTCTAATACTATTATAACATAACAGGAGTTAGAATGGAACTTACGAAAGAACAATGGCATGATGTAAGATTTGCTTTGAGGTTAATCATTAGGAATAAACACAATGCTAAGAAAGCTAAGATGATTAATGATGCAATGCAGATGATAAAAGATCCAGTTGATAGAGATATATTTACCAAATATTATCTTGAAGGGTGGGGGATCATAAAAATAACTATGAATATGTATTACTCAAAGTCAGCAGTAATTCACAGAAATAATAGAGCTACGAAGCAATTCGTAGAAAATTATTATGATGGATATCTCCTGAGAATGTTTGAGGAATAATAAAAGAACGCTACTTTTTTGTAGTGTTTTTTGTTTACCATGGGAATATGATAGATGTGAGTACACCTAAAGCGAGAGACAAGTTCTATCACTCATCAGCATGGAAGCGAGTGCGCAAGCAAGTTCTTGATCGTGACCATCATGAGTGCTTGTGGTGCAAGAAGCAAGGGCGAGTGACAACAGCTAAGACAGCGACATTAGAGATAGACCATATAAAGGAACTACAGTACTATCCTGATCTTGCACTAGAACCTAGCAACTTGCGCACGCTTTGCCACGATTGCCATAACATGAGGCACGATAGGCATAGAGATAAGCAATTTGATGATGAAACCTTCGAATTTTAATTTTTGATCTCAAATAATAATACAGAAATAACGAAAACACCCCCCGGGTCTAAAAAAATGGGTATAATTTCAAATTTGCCATACACCGGTTGGGGTCAATTAACCAAGAATACATTCATTTTTTTGATAGGGGGGTCATGTATTGCCAAAACGTACACCAATTCGTTCAGAATTAATAAAATTAATAAATGAAAGATCTCCTTTTGAAGTCGAAAAAGTAGATAGATACTGCAATTTGCTTAATGACATTGAAAATTTAGACAAGGAGATAAATGAAAACGGAAGAGTCATTACAACAATTAATGGAAGTCAAGAATTTAAAAAAGAAAATCCAGCTCTATCTGCTAAATTAAAGGCTTTGGCACAGATTAGACCGCTTGATGATTGGTTTGAAAACAAACGTGCAGAAAAAGGGACGAAAAAAGAAGAAAAAGATTGGAGTAAATTCACTAAGTGATCGATTATGTTAAAAAGTATATCGACGGCTATTATGCTGGAATGGTTAAATTTAACTATGAGCGTAAATTGCTTGTTGATTATATCAAGCGTGAGGTAGTGCCTCGTCTCGAATCGGGCGAGGTGTTTTTTGACGTTGAACAAATCGATAATTGTATTGGATACACGGAAAAATACTTTTTTGAACTTGAGGACTTCCAAAAATTTATTATCAGTTTTGTTTTCTTATATTTTTCAGAAAATCATCGGAATGTTTACCGAAAAATATTAATCATGATTGCCAGAGGGAATGGTAAAAATGGATTACTTTCTGCAATAGGAAGTTATCTAACAACCCCTATGCATGGAATTTCAAAATATAATATTTCTATCGTAGCTAATAGTGAAGACCAAGCGAAAACAAGTTTTGACGAAGTGCATGATACTATTGAAAGCCATGAAGATTTAGAAGAATTATTTGGCAAACCGAGCAAGTCGGAAATAAAGAACAAGCAAACAAAATCTCTTTTTAAATTTAGAACGTCAAATGGTAATACTAAGGACGGCCTTAGGGATGGTGCTGTCATATTTGACGAAATACACCAATACGAAAGCAATAAGGATGTAAAGGTTCATATTTCTGGTTTAGGTAAACGTCCAAATCCTCGTGAATTTTATATTGGAACGGATGGTTACGTACGTGACGGATTCATTGACCAGATGAAAGATATGGCAATTAAAGTCCTTAAGGGAGAAGCAAAATGGAATGCTATGTTTCCTTTTATTTGCAAATTAGACAAGGAAGCACAAGTTAATGATCCAAAACTTTGGGAATTATCAAGTCCAATGTTTTCATTACCAATGTCAGAATATGCTCAAGGACTTTATGAGACAGTACTTGAGGAGTATGAAGATTTAGAACTAAACCCTAGCGGCCGCGAAGAGTTCATGACAAAGCGTATGAATTTACCAGTTACTGACATCGAAAGAAGCGTGGCAACCTATGAAGAATTAAAAGCAACTAAAAAAGAATTCCCAGAATTAAGAAATCTACCTGCAGTAGGTGGTTTTGACTTTGCCTCTACTCGTGACTTTATTGCAGTTGGTGCATTATTCAAAATTGATGGAGATTATGTTTTCAAATCTCATTCATTTGTTCGTAAAGAATTTGTAGATAGAATATACAGTTACTCTAAGCCAAATGAAAATGTTAATGGTAAGCGACGATTTGCTCCGATTAGACAATGGGAAGACGAGGGGTTGCTCACAGTATTAGATGAACCGTCAATGGATGCACAGCACGTTGTAGACTGGTTTGTTCGTATGCGTGATGAAGAAGGCTATGAATTCCAAACTATTTGTGGAGACGGCTATAAAATGAGGGAGTATTTACAGCCTAAATTTGAAGAAGCTGGGTTTGAAGTCTCTTGGAATGGAAAATTTGAAGAACCACTCGGTTATCGTGTAGAAGTAATTCGTAACTTTAGAGCCATTGATGCGCAACTGTCAACGGTAATTGAGGACAGTTTCGCCAATCAAAAAATTAATTTTGGTGATAATGACATGATGCGGTGGTATACAAACAATGTACTTCGGCATTTGAAAAAAGATGGAAATGTGGAATATATCAAAAAAGAAGATGTCAGACGCAAAACTGATGGATTTAAAGCTTTTGAAGCAGCGATGTTCAAGGCTGATTTACTAAATGAAGTAGATACCACTGATTTTTACGATAATTTGGGATGGTTCTTGAGTTAAAAAACGATACTTTTTTAACGTGTAAAAATATGATAATGGTAACATGAAGAATTAAGCGGAAATCAAAAATTTAATTCGTTCGGTGAATTATTTCTTCAAGCAAGTTACTGCGGATAACGGCGGCTTGCTATATTATTGGTGCTGGCGATTGAAGTTCAGTTAAATGACCAAGAGGGAGTAACAGCCAATATAGTTATGAGTTATATCACTATGGATTGAACGTATCATAACATAGTTAGTGGCTGCTTTACGTAGCGAGACGTTGCTGGACGATAAAACCAGCGTAGCAAGCACGGCACAGGCGCTCAGGGTTCGACTCCCTGGCTTACTATACGATTGCAATGCCTAAACCCGTTGCATGGAAAAATATTTAATTATTTATCAGTCAGTCATTGCTGGCTGTTTTTTGTTTCGCCATCTCCTAAAAACGCTACTTTTTCACTCTACTTTTCTATTAAACTTGAATTAAAAGTATGGAAAGGAGAGAATGTGGGACTATTTTCTGACATTTGGGCATCAGTAAAAGCAACGATTAACGGAACAGATTTCACAGGATATGATGCGCTATTCAATGCTCAAGTTAGTCTGAGCATGAAGACGGTAGCGCTAGATACTTGTACAACATACCTTGCACGTCTAGTATCCAAAGGCGATTTTGTTTATAAGGAAAACGATTCAATTGCAGAATCACAATTTGACTACTTGCTTAACGTGAAGCCTAATCCTAACCAGACAGCAAGCGAGTTTAAAGTAGCTATGGTTAAAAAAATACTAGATGGCGAGCTGTTAGTGATAAACGTAGACGGATATTTTTACATTGCTGATAATTTTGTTACTGTTCCGATGCTTTCAGGTAATACTTATACAGGCGTTACGATTAATTTCTCATCTGATAGTGTTGCTAATGCTCCTAATTCAGGGCCATTTGCTCAAAAATATTTTCAAAACGTATTTACTCAGGGCGTCAATTGCTTTCATTTGTCAAATGACAATGAGGGAATTAACGACTATGTGAATACTATGTGGGAAGACTACGGAAGATTGTTTGGAATACTAGTCACAAACCAGCTTAGAGTTGGTCAATTACGGGCTAAATTGAGTATACCCGTTAGTAATAAACTTGAAGATGATGAACGAGTAAAGGAACAAAAGCAATACTCAGAAACACTATCTAAGCGTTTGTTAAGTGATCCAGTAGTTTTCATTCCAGATAGCGGTAAGGCTAAATCAGCATATGATGAAGTTTCTGCAAGTAAGGCTTCTAATATTCAAAATCAAATCACAGATTTTGGAAACTTGAAAAAAATATTCATTACTGAAATATCTGGATTGCTTGGAATACCTCCAGCATTAGTTCTTGGAGAAACTGCAAATAATTCTGAAAACCTTGATCTAGCGATTGAGTCTGCAGTTATCCCAATTGCAAATAAAATTTCAGAAGGATTTATAAGCTTATTGTTAAAACAATCTGGATATTCTTCTGGTAAAACTATAGAACTTACTGGATTCAAGACAATCAATATTCTTGACCGTGCGGACGCTATTGACAAAGTAGGATCTAGTGGAATTGTGAAAATTAATGAAGTCCGTGAGGCTTCTGGATTATCTCCATTACCTGATGGGGATAAGGTCATTATGACTAAAAACTATGAAGAGAAAGGAAATATTAGTGAAAACACTTAAATTTAATGGCGCAGTCGCAGATAATGATGATGCAGAAGTTTACGACTGGTTCGGGATGGAATGTATTACGCCTAAAAAAGTTAATGATTTCTTGAATGAAGCTAACGGAGAAGATGTAACTATCCAAATTAATTCAGGCGGTGGTTCGGTGTTTGCTGGGAGTGAAATTTTCACAGACTTGAGCAAATATCAAGGTAAAGTTACTGCTGAAATTTCTGGCCTTTGTGCAAGTGCTGCAACGTTTCCGATTTTGGCAGCGGATAAAGTAGGGATTTCCCCTATTGGACAAATGATGATTCACAATGTATCGTCACTTGCTCAAGGAGATTACAGAGATATGTCCGATGCTGGCAAGTTCTTAACTGGGGCAAGCAATAATTTGGCAAATCTTTATGCGAAAAAGATGAATATTTCAGTAGAAGATGCGCAACAAATGATGGACGATGAAACTTGGTTTAACGCTAAGCAGGCCTTGGAATCTGGGATGGCAGATGAAATTTTATTTGAGAATAATAAGCAAGTGAAAATGGTTGCAAGCATTTCCCCAATCTTACCACAAGAAAAAATTAATCAGATTAAAAATATGATTAATAAAAAAACTAATGATAAAAAGAATAGTTCATTAGATAATAAATTCACTTCTGATCAAATGGAATCAATTAAAAATATGATTGATGAAAAAATATCTGAAGTAAAAGCAGAATTTGAAGCTAATAACACGGCAGTAAAGCCGCCTAAAAATCAAAAATTTAAACCACTTTTTCTGGGAGGAATAAAATAATGGATTACGCAAAATTACCTAATTATTCGGCGGCTGTAGAAAAATATACAAACGCAGTAGCTGAAGGAGCAGACGAAAAAGAGCAACAAAAGTTGTTCGCAAAATCAATGGAAGTAATGGGTTCTGAAATTATCGAAAAACTTTCAGAAGCAACTGACGAAAAAATTAGTTCATTGATGGCAACTAAGACGAGCAGAGTAATGTCTGCAGAAGAAGTGAAATTCTTCAATGATATCACTTCAGGAATTGGAAACGTAGAAAAAACTTTGCCACTCGAAATCATTAACCAAGTCTTTGATGAGCTAACTTACTCTCACCCATTGCTTGATGTAATTAACTTCCAAGATATGGGACTTCGTACAAAAGCAATTACATCTGACGGAGTTTACAACGGTGGAACGGCAGTATGGGGAACATTCACTGGAGATATCCAAGGAAAATTGAACCAAAACTTCGGTGAATATGATTTTTCTCAAAACAAACTCACTGCATACGCTGTAATTCCTAAGGATGCTCTTGATTATAGCTATGATTGGCTTAAGACTTTTATTGTATTGCAAATCTCTGAAGCTATTGCAGTAGCTCTTGAAACAGCGCTGGTAAGTGGAGATGGTAATAATAAACCAGTTGGATTGATTAAAGACGCAACGGTTGTCAATGGAACTACTACATATGGAGACAAAACAGTATCTGCCGACCTTTCTAAACTTTCTACCCTAGATGGTTCTAAAGAAGTTTCTCAACAGGCTGCAAAAATTCTTGCTCCAGTCATGAAAAAATTATCAATTAGTGCAAAGGGAGTCCCACTTAATATTGCTGGACAAGCAAAAATTTTAGTAAATCCTCAAGATTACTATGATTTTACTGCAATGTTCTTGTATTTGAACGCAAATGGAGCATGGGTTGATATCTTACCTTTCAATATCGCTGTAATTCAATCAATGGCTGTGCCTGCTGGTAAAGGGATTGTATTTGTCGCTAATCGTTACAACGCGTACCGTGGAAAAATGACAATGGCAGAATTTGACCAAACATTTGCTCTTGAAGACTTGCAATTGTACACGACTAAATCATTCTACTGGGGCAAACCAAAAGATAACAATGTATCAGCGCTTGTTACAATTGCGGCCGTACCTGCTGGGTAAGGAGTAGCCAATGAAGTTAAAAGTTAATGCAGTCTTTGATGACTTAAAAGAGGACGCACGCCGAGAAATTGGCGAAGTGTTTGAAGCGACGGTAGCAAGATTCAAGGAGCTTGAAAAAAAGCTCCCTGGTTTTGTTGAAAAAGTGGAGGAAAAAGAAGATAAATAATAGGAGTTAAATATGAGTACTGCAGAAACTTGGGCCAATGATAACCTTAATTCATTCAAACAAAGAATGAGAATCAGTACTAATGATTCTGACGAACTTGCTAACTTAACAGATATGCTCATAGCCTCTTATACCTCAATTCTTAGATTAGTTGGAGTTCCTGATGCAAGTGATCCAGAAGTTAAGGAATTAATTTTTGAGCGTTCACGTTATACTTACAATGATGCTTTAGATGAATTTAAGGAGAATTATAAGCAAAATATCCGTGATGTTTTTCTAGCTAATCAGCGTACTGATGATGTAGGAGAGACGCAATGATTAAATCGCAAAAATTACTTAAATCATCTAATCGTACCAATAACGGAACAATGCGAACACAGGTTGCTTTTCAAGGAGTAGGTCTTGACACGTCATTTGACGGTAGAGGAGGTGATCCTATTGAACTTTTCAAAACTTATGCAGATGTCTACTCCCCAAGTAACAAAGATCTAACCATTTTAGGAAGTCAAAATGTAAAAAATGGGGTTACGATAAAAATTCGTGATCCATTAACTGGTTATCAGCCAAAGAATGACGATAAAGTAGTTATTGATGATTCACGTTATTCAGGTAAAGAATGGAATATCATTGATATTCAGCAAGATTTTCATGATCGTACGTTTCTTAAACTTATATTGAAAGGAACGAACTTGAATGAATAGCTATATGAAGATAGAAGGATTTGAAGCGCTCGAAGCTAAACTGAGAGAAAAATTTAGTGAAACTCGTGTCAGATCGATTGAAAATAAAGCTTTGAGAGCGGCTGCTGATGAATCGGTAATTGGATTGAAAAGCGAACTTTCTAAATTTGCAAACAGTGGAGATACTGTTGAAGGAGTCGTTCATGGTAGCATTTCTCGTGCATCTGGTTTTCCGATTGTAAAAATTGGTAACAATGGTAAGCATTGGAGGCTTGTCCACCTTGAAAATAATGGATTTGTTAGGAATGGTAAAGTTTATCATTATAGAAGCTTTGGAGCATTGCAAAGATTTTCAAATGATCAAGGTAATAAGTTTGTAGAATCTGCACGTCAGAATTTGGAGGAATTAATCAAATGAACGATATGCTAAATGAGATTATGAAGGCTTTATCTGCAGATTCGGATATTATGGATATTCAAAAAACAGGCGGTCTCAAAAGTTATGTGAGGTATGAAAAACTAGCTGAAAATTTAACGAGTATCACAGTAACTCCTAGTGGTCCACCGTTACAAACTGCTCTTAGTAGTAACGGTTCACTAGCTAAGCACTTTATTTATCATGTCAGTATTGAATCTACTGACAGAATGATCGCTAAAAAGCTTCAAAGTAAAGTAGAAAATATTTTAATATCGCTTGGATTTTTCCAAATGTCAGGCGGATTAGATGAATATTTTGAAGAAACAAAAAGATATGTTGATGCTCGATTTTATGAAGGCAATAGCAATCTTTACGAAAATTATTAAAAAGGAGAATTAAAAATGTCAGTTCCTATTGGTTTTAAACGTTTAACAATTCGTGTAAAAGATGGATCAAGCCCAACGCTTGGAACAAATGAATTCGTTATCGAAGGTAAAAAAGATAATGGTGGTATGGTATCAGCTAAAGTTTCAGGACTTGCTGTTGAAGCTGTTAAATCATATTCTTCAAATAAAGTATATGCAATTTCTGGTAAAGGTGTAGGAGATGGTAAAGTTGACTTTGACATCATGGACTTCCCAGAAAAAGTTAAAAATGCAGTTCTTGGTATTACAGCATCAAGCAATGGTGTATATAAAGCCACTGCAGACCGTACATCTCCATACTGTTCAATTCTATTGGAAGATGTGACACCTCAAGGCAATCCATATCTCATGGCTTTTGTTGACGGTATGTTCTCATCTGATGGTGTTGAATTTAATACTGTTCAAGGTAAACAAACAGAGCTCCAATCAGAAGCAATCAGTTTTGCAATTGGTTCTGATGACAACGGATTGTACTACTCTACCTTTGTAGGAACAGGAACATCTACTGATGCAGCTGGTATTGCAGAAATTAAAGCTGATGCTTTGATGACTGCTCCAGCTTCTGGAGGTGGTCAATAATGGCTAAGCTATCTATTGACCTTTTAGACAAAGATGGTAAATTCACTATCACTCAAGAACATGTTAGTGGTCAAAAGCTACTTGACTATTGGGATATGGCTGTTGAGATTGAAGAAAATGCAGAAAAGCTTTCTATTTCTGATATTTACAAGAAGCGGATTGATTTTATCGCTGGATTGTTCGATAGCCCTAAAGTGACTACTAAAATAATTCTTGCTAGTGTCCCAGCGTGGGAGCTTCAAGACTTTATTAAAGATATCTTTGAAACGATCACTGGTACGAAAGGTAAAACTGGTGACCCAAAAAAGGGAAAATAACAGCCGTTGAAGCTCGTGATGAGTTTCTGGACTTTGTTAAAACATTGATGTCTAATGGAACATATCAATTATCTGATATTCTAAGCACTGATTTTGAGACACTCGTTGCAATAATGGGCGCTAATGTTATTGATGGTAAAAAATCATCAGATAATCAAGAAAAAGTACTGTCATTGTGGGAATTCGGACAGTCATTAAAATAGTTCTTATTGAGCTATTTTTTTGTTTATAAAAGGTGTATAATTAAATAAAAAACATTGGAGTAAATTTATGAAAGATGGAAAAGAAGTAAGAGTATCGTATTATAAGCAAATATGGTTTTGGATTGCTATTGTTTGTATTATAATTGCATTAATAGGTGTAATTATAGGCGGTTCATCACAAAGTAAGATATCAGAAGCTAATAAAAAGATAAGCTCAATTAAAAAATCAGCTTCTGAGGGAATAGAAATAAATAAAAAATTTGAGAGCTATATGAGAGAGAATGTCCCCGATTATAGCTCATACGCTAGTGATGCATTTAAGGCTGTTATAGATGGTGTGACAAATAGCTCAACAACAGATAGCTCAACAACAGAATCTTCTGATTCAAAATCTGAAACATTATCTTTTGGTCAGTCATCTGATTTTGAAAGCAAGTCAGGAAATTCTAAAATTGAAGTTAGCATAATTAGCGCATCTATAGACCCAAATATAGAACTAAGTGATGACGCTCCAAGTGGAAGCAAAGCTTTAGTTGTAGAAATTTCAGTAAAGAATATCGGAGACTCTGCTTATGATTTCAATATCCAATCCTTTAACGCTTATGGAGCAGATGGCAATGTTTTGAACTTTGACTCAAATACATACGATAATACGATGCCTGATTCCGTAAATGTTGGGCAAACCGTAAAAGTAAAAGCATACTTTGATGCGACAGATAACGGCCCATTTAGCGTCACATTCGCTGATGGAACATGGAAATAATACAGTAATCTAATATAAACATATAAAAACGCTACTTTTTAGGGGCGTTTTTTGTTTATCCTTGAATTAACGATAAAAAATCAAGGAGAATACTATGTCTGATGCACCTTTAGGAAAAATGATAATTGAGATGGGACTTGATGACTCCAACTTTGCTAAAGGAGTAACAGGGGTATCCAAACAGTTATCAGCGTTAAAAAATGATTTAAAGACGTCTCAGACGTCCTTTTCTGCGTTTGGCCATGGAGTAGATGGAATTAAAAGCCCCATGGAAGTCTTGACTAAAACTATTGAAGCTCAAAAACGACAGCTGGACTTACTTAAAAAGTCTTATGATGGTTCGCTTGTCGATGGCAAAGCAAGCTCTAGTACTCAAAAATATGCTGCTGATATTTCAAGGGCAAGCACTCAAATGGCAAAATTTAAAGCAGAATTAAAATCAGCTGCAGAAGAACAGTATAGACAAACGTCACTTTTGCCAAAAATGTCCGAAGGATTCGGGAAGGTAAGCGGTGGGCTTAATTCTATTGCTTCAGCTTCAGCTCCTACATCATTAGCAGTAACAGCAGTATTTGCTAAAGGAGTTCAAGCAGCCGCTAACTTCAACGGTAAGATGACAGAAATTAGATCCTTACTGTCAGATGGCACACCAACTAATATCTTATCAAAGCAAATTGACACATTGTCGTCTAAATCTAAAGAATGGGCACAACAGTATGGTATTGATACATCTTCCATTAATGAGGGTATGGAAGAAATGATAAAGCGTGGGTATGACTTTAATCAAACGGTTGGAGCAATGCCTTCTGTATTGGATGCCGCTAAAGCTTCAGGAGATGATTTTGGAACGGTTATGTCAACATCAACATCGATTCTTGAACAATTCGGATTAAAAACCGACGATACAGCGTCAATGCTTAAAAATACCGAACGAGTAACAGATAGTTTAACATTTGTCGCTAACAAAACATCAGCAAGTTTTGAGGATATGGGAACGGCAATGGAATATGTAGGGCCAGTTTCTAACTCGCTCGGATGGAGTTTAGAACAAGTTTCTTCCGCAATTGGACTGCTTTCAAATAATGGTTTAGAGGGAGAAAAAGCAGGTACAGCTTTACGAGGTGCTTTATCTCGATTGATGAAACCGACAAAACAATCGGCCGCTGCATTTTCTGAATTAGGTGTAAGTATTGACGATTTCAAAAAAGGAAATCTTGACTTACCAACAATGATTGATAATATAAAAAAATCAACTGAAGGTATGACTAAAGCAGAAAAGAGTTCGTTAATAGCAAAAGCATTTGGAACAGAAGCACAAACAGGAATGAATATCTTGGTTGAACAAGGTGGAGATGCCTTACGTAACTTATCTAAAGAAACTCAAAATGCTACTGGTTATACTAAAAAGCTTGCTGATCAAATGAATGATTCGGATAAGAACGCTTTTAATAAAGCAAAAGCGACTCTAGAGGTTTTGACAATCGATCTAGGCGAAAAGCTATTACCTTCAATCATTCCAGTCGTTAAAGAAACAGATAATTTGGCAGGTTCTTTTGAAAAGTTAGATCCAAAAACTCAACAATTAATTATAAAAATGGGAATCGCTGCGGCTGCAGTTGCTCCAACCGCTAAAGCATTAAGTGGATTAACTGGGATGGTTTCAGGGCTTACTGGAGTTCTTGGAAAAATAGGAGCAAAAGGAGCTGGTAAACTAGCGCTAGCAGGAATAACAACAGAAGCTACCACTGCAGCTGGAGCAGTAGGAGGAGCTGGAGGATTAACAGCTGAGCTAGGTGGAATTGCTCCAATATTGGCGGGAATTTCTCCTATTGCAGTCACAGCCCTTGGAACTGCTGGATTAGCTGGTCTAATTATTGGAGTGCTTAACCAATTAATTAAACTAGAGGATATGCACAATGTTTTTGGAACAATCAACGTTCCAGATGAAACTTATAAAAAAGTAAAGAATTTTGAAGGAAAAGTTGAAGATTTAAAAGAAGCTACTGAAAAATTTGGAGTTATTGGCCCTAAAGCTTTCAATGATGTGAAGCAAGCCATTTCAAATATGGGAGATGCTGCAGACAAGGATATTGATAAGGCAACTAATAAACTTGTGAATGATGCGGAAGTTCTAGGATGGTCAGACGATCAGATTAAAAAACTAAAGCAAGGGGGATCTCAAGCAAAAGATGTTATTAAAGCATCAACTGATGAAATGACTGCTATTTATTATAATGCTGCTAAAAATAATAGGCAAATAACAGCAGATGAGAGTTCAAAAGTAATTGCTGACCAAAAAGTTATTGCTGGGCAAGAGTTAGATGCTCTTAAAGTTACTGGAAGTAAAAAATTAGCAGTCATGAAGGCTTTGAATGGCGATATGACTAATATGTCTGTTGATACTGCATATAGTGTATCTTATAGCTTAGAAAAACTAATGAGCAGTGATACTGACAGTTATAAGAAAAAAATGGCTGCTGCCAAGGAGCTTTTTGAAAATGGAAAGATGAGCGCCCAAGAATATAATGATACATCAAAGGCCTATACCGAGCAACATGAGCAAATAATGAAAAAGTATGGAGTAGATTTGGCAGCTACTCAACAAGTCATTATGAATAGCATGAAGAAAGATTCTCAAGATTATGCTGACTATGTAAGAACTCAAACAGCTTCTTTTAAAAATTTTGGATTAAATTTCCAAGATATGCTAAAAAAAGCGGGGAGTGGCTCTAAAAAGTTCTCTAATGAACTTGGAGATAGTTCTAAAATTCTTGCTCAATACTCTAAAACTATGAGTGAAGATATTAAGAAGGCAGACGATACTTGGAACGGAATGGTTCTTGATCCAAAAACTGGGAAAATAACAACAAATGCTGCTCAAGTAGTCGCTGACACATTAAAACAAAAGGGAGGATGGGAAAGAATCCAATTTGTTATGAAGCACGCTAAACTGTCAACGAATGCTAAAGCCTCTATCCTAGAAGCCATTATTGCAAGTGGGCAATGGGACAAATTATCTCCAGAAGATAAGAAGCTATTTATTGGCAATAAAGAAGGATTGCTTGCTATTGCTGAAAGTAAGCAAAGCTTAGATACATGGAATAGTTTACCAGATTCAACTAAGAATTTGCTTGGAAATGACAAAGATTTCATGAGCAAAAAAGAGAATGTGACAAATGCACTTAATTCTTGGAATTCTATGCCTGAAAATGTCAAGAAATTACTTGGTAATGATTCAGATTTTCAAAATAAAAAAGGTGCTGCAGCCGCTGCGCTGAGTGCATGGGATGCAATGCCTGAAAATGTTAAGAGAATGTTTGCCGATAACGCAGACGTATTGAACAAAAAAAGGGGAGCGGCAAATGCAATTTCAGAATGGAATGCACTATCTCCAAAAGAGAAAGAATTAATCGCAAAAGACTTGACAGGAGATGGAGTTTCAAAGGCGAAAAAAGCAATTGATAGCTTGCCAAAAGAAAAGAACACCACATTAACGACTACCCATAAAAATATTTTCCAAGAAATATTTGAAAAAATCACAAAAAATGCTACTGGTACCCCATATCATCCAGGCGGGATGGCAATGGTCAACGATCAAAAAGGTTCAGTTTATAGAGAACTTATTACGCTTCCAGATGGTGCTAGCTTTATCCCACAAGCTAGGGATGTTGTGATGCCATTACCACGAGGGACAAGCATTCTTAAAGCATCTGAAACAGCTAAACTTATCCCTAAGTATGAGAAAGGGACTACTGGAGTTCCTGCAGATGCTCAAATATTTAAAGATATGCGTAATATAAAGCAAAGTTTAGTCGTTAGCAACCAAGTTATTGATAATAGTTCACAAACGGAAATTTTGAACAAGATACTTAAAGCTATGATTGAAAATGGTACAAACATTGATGTTATTAAAGCGATTAATCAATTGATGAATAGACCAGTTCAAGCTAATTTTGATCTAAATAGCTTAACTAAGAAAATTACGCAACAGCAATCCGCTAACCAGTCAATGGAAAATATTTTAAATGGAAGGAAAAATTAATGCACGAAATTATAAAAATAAATTTTGGCAACAATCAGCTTTCTGATTTATTTGATAGTGTTACAAACATAAAAAGAGACGTCGGTTCTGGGTGGTCTAATAATTCAGTAGCTCAAAAAGAAGGGGTTAGCATCATTTCTACTTCTAGGGGAGCTAAGCAAATATCTTTTGATTATATGCTTAAAGGAACGATGTTTGATGAGCTGAATTCTAATAAGCAAACATTAGCGAGTTATATCAATGTTAATGAGCCAACAGCTCTAATTTTTGATGACGAACCAAATAAAGTATGGTATGCAGTGCCAGATGGGGAACAGTCGTTCACTATTGATAATAGATCAGGTTCTATCACATTTCTAGTCCCAGACGGACATGCTTACTCTAGCTACTCTAACGTTCTTAATTTAAGTAACTCAGGCGGAATCAATGGCTCAATCACTCCTAATTCTGACGGCTCTGTTGATGTCACAATCAACAACCAAGGCTCACTTCCAGCGTGGATTAATCTCACATTAACAAATAACCACGAAAACGGCTATTTCGGAATCGCTGGAGTAAATGGAGCGCTTGAAATTGGTAAACGTGAAGAAGTTGATGGTGTTGTTCTCCATAATAGTGAAATTCTGTACGATTCTGACAATGATAATCAATTTTCTAAATTAGTTGATGTCAAAGGAAAGCCTAATCCACAAGTGGCTTCTATTGGTGGAGTTTGTGATACAAACGGTCAACTCGGATATAGAACAGTAACGAACAACTGGCAAGGGCAAACAATCACGACTACTGGTCTTAAAGTAACTGACTTCGGGTCGGCTACTGCTGGACTACGTGGCGGAATGAAATGTTTAACCTTACCCGCTGATTCAAATGGTCAACTTGGATCAGTTAATTTCTACGCTTGGATGAGATTTCTTGAATGGGCTGGAGCTAACGGACAAACAGGGGTTACGCAAGTGATGTTTACTGATGCAAATGATGTCTTCTTAGCTGGTTATGGGATTGTAAAAATTGACATGACAGGAAATAAGGGCGCTGCCAAGTTTTGGGTCGGTGGCAATAATCCTAGAGAGTGGCAATCAATGCCATTTACGATGAACAATGGGGAAAATACAAAAGACCCTGAAAATAACGTGATGTTTAATAATAGAACAGGAAGTGCTGACTTCTTTAAGAAGGGCGGTGCTTTCAGCTTCTATTGGAGAAATAGTAGAAAGACAATCCAAATCCCAGAGCTTGCTAATTCTGCAATTGCAAAGGTATATTTCTTCATTGGCGACTGGATTGGAAATAAAAACGGCATGGTCTCAAATATGCAATTAAGGCGATTCTGGTGCAGGAAAGACAACGTTCAGAAATGGGACGACTTGCCTAATCGCTATAAGCAAGGATCAGCTATTTCTGTCACGATGGCTGATGGTGGAGTATCTATTGACGGTATCTCATCCATTACTGAAACCGTAACAGGAACAGAACCGTTCAGCATTCCACCAGGAATTAGCAAGCTTAAAATTATTCAGTCGTCTTGGAATACCACGCCACCAGATGTTCAAATCACTTGGCAAGAAAGGATACTTTAATGCTAATTAATGTTTTAGATTCACAATTACGAAAAGTAGCCATGTTAAGTAATGACGTTCCAGGGCTACCAAGTTACTACAACGATGAGTTTCACGACTACCTAGACCAAGGAGCGACAACTCATAAATTTACAGTTTCAAAAATAGTCAATAATAAGCTTCAGGATTACGTTCAGTTCTTAAACCATCAAAGCTATTTCAGCTTTAGAAAAAACGGTAAAGACTATCTGATGTCTCCCGCATCGTCCCAAGCAGTGCATGAGACCAGTTCAGAAATATCATTTGTCTGCGTATCACTCGATAGAGAACTGATTAACGAGATGTCTAATCCACTTGCTAATACTGCAAGTCATAATATCCAATGGTACTTTGACACCATGGGGCTTATCTCACGCACTCAAATTACGAT